GTACTATACAACCAAGAGGAATGAGAAAGTTGTCCACATCTCGATCTAGAACCCTGAAGTATGACGGTAAGGTCGTTCTTGGCCATACCGGCGATACTTTCTTGGGAACGAATGTCGAGCGATTCTATATCGCTCGAAAGGTCGAGACATGCGTAGACTCTACCCACCGTGGTCCGCCTTACAAGACGGGCGGCGGTCTTAGTATCTCTAAGGCTAGATATGAATTTAGCCCTAGTGAGACGTTCATACGAGGCGGCCAACTATGGTCAAATACTCGTATGATACCCTCCTTCTTTGGAAATAGTCCAGCGGTGCCAACTTTGTTGACACCGATTGATTATTCCTCGTTGGAGTCTAAGGGATATGCCAAGTTTCGTCCTGGGAAACCAGAGGCGAATTTTGGACAGTTCCTGGGTGAGCTTAGCATGATACCAACTATACCGTTACGTCAAATACTCAAAGCCCGTAACCACCTGGATCGTTTCAGGGGTATGGGCGGTGAGTATCTAAACGTGCAGTTTGGTTGGCTCCCCTTTGTCAAAGACCTACAGGATATGTACAAGCTCACTATGAACTTGGACAAGCGGTTAGCCCAATTGCGTCGGGATAACGGCAGGTCGGTCAGACGAAGAGGTTCTGTGTACGTAGCTCCTGTGGGAAGCACCGTTGTCAATACGACAACGAGTACGGGGGGATATATGTACCCCTCGTATACTACGGCTTCCTACTTTACTCTCAACATGCAGAGGACAGTCTATACGACTGACGAAACTAAGGCCTGGTTCTCAGCTAGGTTCCGATATTTCGTAAGAGATATCGGTTCTTTACGCTGGGAAAACCGAGCAGTAGCTGCGTTGTTCGGGTTGAACCCGACACCCTCTTTACTATGGGAGTTGCTACCTTTCTCGTGGTTAATCGACTGGGCTGTAAACGTGGGGGACGTCTTGTCCAACATGTCTAGCAACGCTGTCGACAACCTTGTTGCGGAATATGCTTATACCATGGTATCTCGAACATTGACCGAAAAGGCCAGTGAACAAGGTATCATGAAGCTCTCTAATGGTAGTCCGTTTCCAGTTGCCGCTACGGCAAGTAGGATACGGGAAACCAAACAGAGGTTCCGCGCATCACCTTTTGGTGTTGGCTTAGTGCCTGGATCCCTTTCCGGGAAACAGGCATTGATACTATCAGCACTGGGAATATCCCGGCGCTGGTAGCGTGACTTACGTCACTAACCTACCAACACTAAGGAACGATGCTTTGTTTTCTGATCCACAAACCGTGACCGTAAATTCGGTTGCGCAGACGCTCGCCGCTATCTCGAGAGAGGAACTTAAGTCAATATACCGCGAAGACGTTGCGGAATATGAACTGGTTATCTCTCATCAAGAGAATGGCAAAAGGAATCGTAGAGTCGTGCGTCTTAATCGGACGACCGTCTCTGCTGATCCCTTTATACCTGCGCAGAATGTCACCAATACGGTGTCCTACTACCTGGTAATTGATACGCCCCTTGCGGGGTTTACCAACACCCAGATGAAGGACGACGTGCTGGGACTTACTGCGTGGTTATCGTCTGCCAACGTACTTAAGGTCCTTGGAGGCGAAAGTTGATCAACATTAAGCACGCTGTAGCCATGATCCTTGCGGGTCTTGGCCTTGGCTGGCTTACGGTTGGCGCCCCAGGAATGATCTATGATCGTTTCCTGGACGTAGCGATTGGAGCGATGTGTAGGCTTGCGCCTAACGTTTGCTCCTAGGCTATCAGCTTAGCTTCCAAGAGGTGGCACACTGACAGAGATGTCAGTGTGCTTCCTGATTAGATTGTGAATCAGGCATAAAGCTATGGATTTCTAACCCCATACTTCTATGGAGGAAGAATGAAAAGCCTTATGTCGCTCCTTGGTTGTGTGCTCACAGATGTGAGCATACGATGTGGCACCGACACCCACCGAGACAAGATAACTATGTCTCGGAGGATTAAACATGAAGGGCTATCGTTTCTTACGATAACCCTACCAGCCTTTGCGACGGACTTCGAAAGATGTCTAGCGCAAGGGTCGGTTGACTCTACATGCTTCTTAGGCTTTAAGAAGCGTGGAGCGCTCCCCCTATTCCTAGGAGGTTTGCTCAGTCAGGTGTTTAACCCTGTGGATGGTAAGCTACGTGACGTTGCGATGGAGGATTCAATTTTCTGCATTAGGCAGATATGCCTGATGTGGAAGAAAATTGGTCTTCCTTGTTCCAACTCTAGAATAAGGAAAACACTCAATGGCTACGTCACGTGTGAGTCTGAACTCAGCAGGACAATTGACTCTATCCCTTCTATGGGATGGGCAATGTTCGGACAAACGTCCGACGTTTTATGGTCTGAGGCGCTCGGCGCGCTGTCTGAAAGGACAACGCAAAGAGATCTTAGACCATCTCACGGTCCTGGTGCAACAGCAGAGAGAGTATTTGGCAACGCTAAATACGATCTCCGCGAGTGGCACGACAGACTGCAATTATACTTCCCCTTCGACGCCTACGGACATTCGCGTCCAGATGGCAATGATGGAGAAGGCTTTGCAGCTGTTGAGTTCCGCGAACCTGGAGCTGAGCGACCAACGAGAGTCGTCACAGTTCCTAAAACCCTTAGAGGCCCTCGCGTTATTG